ATTTGTTGCTGATACTCTCGTTGCTAACAGGTGGATTCTGGACGATAGCACTAAATACTACAAGTCTTTGCGTATCGTTTTTGACGAGACTGTTGAAAAGAATTATTGTGAAGTTAAGATTGACTTAAAAGAATTAATTGATTAAATATTTTTTACTAACTTTGAATTATTAACTAAAATAAACAAGATGACTAAAACATCAAAAGTCGTAAACATCAAGAGCGCAGGAGCGCCTTACGAAAGTCAGTACGGAACTCTTTATGGGTTTTACATCTCCTTTGAAAACGGAGACAACGGTAAGTACAATTCTAAAACTGAGGATTGTGTAAAGTTTGTAATGGGTGAAGAAGCTACCTACGAGTATATTCCAAGAGAATATCAAGGTAAGACTTACTACACAGTAAAAGCAGTAAATGCACAATTTGCAACAGGTGCTACCACAAGCACTCCAACCTCTACAAGTGTGTCTATGAACACTAATGAGGCAATCATTCGTCAGACGGCTTTAAAAGCATCTGCTGAGTTAGGAGGTACACCTTCACAGGTTATAGCAAATGCTCAAATGTTCGCTGATTGGGTAATGAAAACAGATTCAGCCCAATCTCAAGTTACTCATCAGCAGCATTTAGCAGGTAGAGAGCAACCTCAACAAGTATCTCCACCTATTGGTGACGATGGTCTACCATTTTAATCTATATTAGGGGGGGCATTAGCCCTCCCTTTTTTTTATACCAAAATACCTATGAGCTTAATTAGTTTTGCAGACCTGCAAACCAAGATGGATGACATCCGTTGCGGACGAGTAAAAGAAGGAGAGACCTTCGGACAATGGAATTTAGATGACCACTTCAGATTTAAGTCTGGTAACTTCAATGTAATATTAGGACACGCAAATGTTGGTAAGACATCTGTAATCTTATATCTAATGATGTTACAGAGCTTAAAAAATAACAAGAGGTGGTTAGTCTTTAGTTCTGAAAACACCCCTCACTCACTTGTAAAGAAGTTATCTGAGTTCTACTTGGGTAAGGTTCTAAATAGTGTAGATGAGATGGAGATGCAACTTGCTTTAAGTTGGATACAACAACACTTTATACTTATTGATAGCGATAGAAAGCTATACACCTATAGAGACTTGTTAGAGGAGGCTACAGACATCTATTCTGAAGACCCTTTTGATGGTTTCTTAATTGACCCCTATAATAGTTTAACGAAGGACAAAGAGATGTTCTCTACTCTTGGTGGTCACGAGTATGATTATGAGGCTGCAAGTAGTCTTAGACAATGGGCTAAACAAAGAGATGTAACCATCTGGTTAAATACCCACGCAGTAACACAAGCCTTAAGAATGAAACACGCAGCAGGACACGAGTATGCAGGGCATCCTATACCCCCAAGTAGTGCAGACATTGAAGGCGGTGGTAAGTTTGTAAATAGGGCTGATGACTTTATGGTTATCCATAGATATATCCAACACCCTACAGAATGGATGTACAACCACATACACATCAAGAAGGTCAAAGAGGTGGAGACAGGTGGAAGACCTACAAGTATAGACGAGCCAATACGCTTTAGGAGTCTGCCTAATAATGTAGGCTTTGAGATACACGGAGAAAACCTTGTTAATAAAAAAGAACAAAAGCAAAGTAACTTGCCTTTCTAACCCCTATATTTAAGTATGAATCAGTCAGTTAGTATAATATACATAGAGAACAAGGCGCAGTTATTGATGCAGATAGCTCAAGAGGTTAAGGATACAGATATAAATATGTTCCTTGACCTCGTAAGCATCTATACTGCTATGTGCAGCTCTACTGAATTAGTTAAAGAGGTACAAGATGTTATCTATGACCAAGAGCAAAGGCTATTGGAAATGACTGAGGATATTAATAAATTAACAGAAATGCTATGAACTTTGCTATAGACATTGCTCCCCTTGCAGGGCTTCTGGTAGGTGTAAACTATTGGGACTCTGAAATGAATGACGATTACGAAAACCCTAAGTACCACTCTCTACAGTTGTGCTTCGGGATTTTTGCTTTAGTATTGACTTGGCAAACGGAATCTGAATGACAGTATTAGACCTACTTGCTTCCTACCATAAGGAATGGCTAAAGATGGCAAGGAGCTTTGGCGCAGCAGACTTTTCTGAGGACATCGTACAGAATATGTACATACGCCTCAATAAGTATGTAGAAGACCCTCAGAGGATTATGTACAAGGGACAACCTAACAAGCTCTTTGTATGGGTTACTCTTCGCAATATGGTAAGGCAGTTCCAGAAGAAAAAAGAACTTATAGTCTACTCTGGAGATATGGTTGAATACGACCACGCAGAACAGGAGTTTGATATGGTTGAGGCTCAAGGCTTTGAGAAACTTATAGATAAGGTTTGGCAAAGTATGGAAGGATTGCATTGGTATGACAAGAAGATGTTTCAGGTGTACCACACCACAGGAATGTCTATGAGAGATATAGAAAAAGAAACAGGCATCAGCCTATACTCAATTTTTGATACATTAAAGAAATCTAAAGAATATGTCCGCAAAGAAATCAACGAAGACTACGAAGACTACTCAAACGGAGAAGCCGACCTCATCTAAAGGTCTTGGTGACACTATAGAGAAAATCACTAAAGCAACAGGAATTAAGAAGATAGTAGACACCTTTGCAGATATCACAGGCATAGACTGCGGTTGTGATGCTCGTAAGGAAAAACTTAATCAATTGTTCCCAAAGAAGACTCAACCTCTTTGTCTTGTAGAAGATGAGTACAATACCCTCAAGGTATTCTTTCATCAATTCAATGGTAATGAGATAAAGACCATATACCACGAACCACTAAGCAGAATCCACGCAAGGGTATTTCAGCACAAGTATTACATTCCTTGTACCTGTAGCCCTAAAGAATGGAAGAGAAACATAGATGAGTTAAATACGGTCTATGGACAATACGAAGATAAGTAGGCTTTTAATGGCTTGGCTCTATACACAGGGTCACGAGGTTGAAGAGTTCATAGAAGGTTCTGGAGTGGCTACCAAGTTTGGGGTATCTCACTATAGGTTTGACATAGATGGTAACTTCGGTGGATACCGTACAGACTACCATCAAGGGAAGTTTTCCTTTTACGATGGCGATAAACTATTAAAAGAAACAAATCTGAATGAGTTTTCTTAAAGGTGATATAGGTGAAGAGCTTTGGGTTAACCACTTGAAAGAGATGGGACACGAAGACATTAAGACTGCTCCTAAGCGTAAGTTCTATGATTGGGACATAAAGAGCATCATCAACGGTAAGACCTATACCTTTGAGGTTAAGTACGATTCTAAGGCTTATTGGTGGGCTAAGAGACGAAACACCCCAAACAAGCCTAATCTATACATAGAGTTCAAGAACACTAACAAAGATGAAGACTCTGGCATCAAGGCATCAAAGGCTACATTCTATGTCTATATGCTAAAGGATGAAGAGAAGGTAGATGCTTATGTATTTGAAAGGGAGGGACTACTGTCCCACTTATTAAGCGTTACTTATAAGACCGCAGGTAACAGTGCTACAGGTGATAACAATGCTTTGGGGTGGATACCTCCACTTGATAATCTTGTTACTCAAAAGTTTTTTTTACAAAAAGTTTCATTAAAAGTGTAGGTGTTAATAATTATGTGTATATTAGCAGAAACTAAAACACATTATTATGTCTACAAAAATTAAATACACTTGGCAGGAGAACCTTCTTTACGGAGGTGCTGTGTCTATCGTTTGTTCAGTTGTTATCATAGCGTTGCTTTATATCTACGCAATAATAGAGAATGTACTATGGACTATTTAGACTACGAACTCCAACAACACGATGAGCAGCAGAGAAGTTGGTGCGAACAATGCGGAGAGTACAATACTGACGATTGGACTTGTGACTGCGATTCAGAAGACGAAATAGTACAAAGACAAATAGACCTACAAAAATGATGACACACACAAAAGCACTTATTGATGCTCAGATAGTATTTGAAGAGCCATTGAACGACAAAGAGACGATTGATGCCCTTCTACATATTGATGCACAGATGTACTCTAATATGGGGACTGACACTACTAAAGCAGAAAAGGAATCTGTCAGGAGAGCTTCAGCCTTTATATACAGATTGATTAAGGGAATAGACCCAGAGAAGGGTCAAAGGTTCATTCTCGGTATGGGACTTACAAGATAAAATTATACATTGCACTTATGAAAGATATAACGATGCTTAATGGCGAATGCCATTTACAAGATTGGCTTGTTGAACAAGCTATCAACGATGACTTCTATTACGGATACTTAGGAAAGGTAGCTTTCAGCTCCTCCAACCTAAAGAAGCTCTTAGACTCTCCAAGAACCTACTACAACCTTATGCAGTATGGAGACGAGACTAATAGCCAAGCTCTAAGAGATGGTCGCTTAATACACACTATGGTCTTAGAACCACAGAAGATAGATGAACTTGTCTTCATTGATGTGATTAGCAAGAACACCAAGATATGGAAAGAGGCAAAAGAAAAGTATCCTGCTCATTTGCTATACACTAATAAAGAAAGAAGAAGTGCCGAGCGTTTAGCAGATGCACTATTCAAAAACCACCAAGCAGTAGAGCTATTGAGAGGCGCACAGTTTGAAGTTCCTGCAGTTGATTACATAGATGGCTACCCATTCAGAGGTAAAGCAGATATTATACAACCTAATGGTACTATAATTGACCTTAAGACCACCGCAGATTTACGCAACTTTGTCTATTCTGCAAGGCACAAATATTCTTATGATGTACAAGCTTATATCTACTGCACTCTATTTGGTGTAGACTACACTAAGTTTAAGTTCTTGGTAATAGATAAGCTCTCTTGTGATGTGGGTATCTACTCTATAAGTGAGGACTTCTTTAATAAGGGAGAGGAGAAGGTTAAGTATGCTCTTCAACAATACTTTGAGTTCTTTGAGGATAAGCCTCTATTAGACATACAAGAGATGGTCAACAACTACACCATAGTAGGAGAGTTATAATGCCAGACTTTAGCGGATTAGGACTAAGAGCATTGATGCTTGAAGTTCAAGCGGTACAACAAGAGAATATAGGTAACTCAACTGTCGTAATGACATTGGAAAATATCTACCAAGCTCTTGGCTTCTGCCTA